GAGCTTAGAAAACTTACGGCCTGATAGTCCGCTATACTTTAAATCCACAGGTATTAGCAGCGCATGGTTTGGCTTATAACTAATCTGAGTTAGGAAGGGGTATACCTCCTCTTTTATCCACTTAAGGCCTGTAGTCTCAGTATCAAAAGACATAACCAGAGGACTCTCGGCGTTCAAAGCCCTAATCTCGTCAATATAAGGCTGTAAATCATCTACCCATCTATAATCCGCCTCTTCTATGTCGGTCTTATAGTTGGTCTTGTAATTATTTTTTTTGATGCGGCCTAGGGTTTTCATATCGGCATTAAATAATACCTTCTTTTCCGCTACCCTATTTACAAAACTAGGCGTTAGCATAGGCAATACCAGCCTACCATTAATTTTCCGTGCGTAACCCCGCTCCTTCGTTATCTTATGCGGTTTGCCTGTTAGTTGTGTGAGGGAAGTGTTGCCTAAGCATAAGGTGATAGGGTACTCAGGTAAGGAATCTAAAGCCTCATGAAACATATCATGGTACTGCAGGATAAAATCCTTCCTACGCCTATCACTATCGTAAGCCTCTGGGGGTATGCTAGGGCATGGAGTTACAAAGTAAAAATCCTTATACTTAAGCCCTATTTTCTTTGCCTCCTCTAGGAAGTAATCCATGTCATTATCGCCCATGACCTTCCTACGATTATGCAGGCTAGGGGGAGGGCTGTCGCATATAACTAATATATCCCCTCTGTAATTGCCTTCAGCTCTAAAGTTTGAGGAAGCATCATTTGCCATTACATATACTCTCTTTCCATGCGGTTACGGGACTCAGCATTAGCGTCATCATCGTCATCTAAATTATTATGCCTTATATCCTCTAGCTCGCTAGTGGAGAAAGCATCCAAGTTCATGCGGTCAAACTTGAAGTGCATAAAGTAATCTATGTCCACCTCGCCCTCCCTGTTTTTAATAACCCTCAATCGCCTAGATGATTTTTTCTGAGGCGCTAAGCCGTGAGTTATTGCCAATACCACGCTGGCTATCTGCCCTATTACATCTGTCTCTGCGATATTAGATAAATCAGGCGTGCCTTTGGTATTATTTTTGACGTTACGATTAAACTGCACGCTACTTACTACAGGAACATCCCGCGCTACCGCTAAGCCTTTTAGTTCTTCCATAGACTCCGCTATCGTTTCCCGCCGCTGCCTGTTATTGCTCTGCCTGCTAGGCTGGATTAAATACCCTGCATCAATATACACAATATCAGGCTCTATCTCCTGAACAATCACGTCAATATCTGCTGCGGTCTTTTTGAAGTTACCTGACATAAGATGCAAGTCCTCCATATTATCGAAACCATAAATCTGGTTTTGGAATATGGGTAAGTAATTAGTAGAAATCTGCCCTGTGCGGATTAGATTAGGGCTAATACCTGTATGCAGTGCCATTAGTCGCTGTGTCATCTGCCTCTTAGTCATCTCCATGGAAACTAATAATACTTTATTGCCATCTCGCCACGCCTCATACGCTGATTTAAGCAGTACCCAAGACTTCCCTATGTTTGGTCTGCCTGCGATAATAACGACATCACCGCCATGCGCTCCTTGTGTTATAGTATCAATTAAAGGAAATCCTAATGTTATCCCTAATAATCCCGCATCGCGTAAGGGGTTAGGCATAGATAATAAAACTTCTCGCGCCTCATCCTGCACACGCATTAAATCATCTTGGATATTGATACTTGTGCAGGTGTGCAGCATATCGCGTAGAACGGAAACCATACCTTCTCGGTCACGTGAATCCATGGACGAGCGTAGGGATTCATAATTATTCTGTACGCCGTTATAGACTGCTCGTATCTTACATTCCTCTAGGTAGTAGGTGTATGGCTCAGGTACTTCACCTAAACCGCCCATACCATTAGCCTCGATAGTCTCGATATTAGGGATTACGCCGTGCTGCCTGAAGTGATTTTTGACAAACTGGTATATTCGTAGTTCATCTTCAAGGAATATATTTTCCGCTATATCTCGGAAGGCGTTTCCTTGGTTGCCCTGCATAACTGCTGATATTAAATCTAACCCTACTGTCATCGCTTTATGCCACCTTCGCTTATTGTTATTATATCATTATGCTGCTTTAGTACGCTTACCACGTCATAAGGCCACCAACCAGTCAGTGCGTCAATGTTCTTAGCATCCGTATGCACAAAAGCTGGCCTCCTACGTGCGTATCTCTCCAATAATAAATCGTTAAAGACATAAACCTGCTCATTAGTGAATGGCGAATCCTGCCTAGATACCTTGTCGCGGTAAAAGCTCTGCAAAAAGAGTGCATCACAATTTAAGATATCTGTGTAAAAATCAGCACCGTTGGCTATTAGCTGCCTAGCAAGGCTAGAAGCCGTATAGTATTTAACGTCTACACCAAACACAAACAACGTCTTAGCCATGAGGTTTAAGCACGTTATGGCATTTTGATTGCCTACGATAGTAGCGCCTCTGCCTCTGCCCCTTACTTTGGCGCATACGTGCCGCCTGTTATGAATCCAATCAGCTATAGGCTCAGCAAAATCATAATTAGCTAGGAAGTCATTATGGTATGCGCGCGAAACTCCCGATTCCTCTAGGCACTCAATTATTTCTGGGGTTAATTCATTTACCTGCATCTGACTCCCTCTCTAATCGTCTCAGTTCATCGTAGCTCTTAGGTAGTGATGCTAGTAGCGCGTCTGTATCGCCTGAGTTTATTAGGTAGCCCTTAGAATCATACTCTCTAGGCACTGTATCTAAAGTAGTATTGCTGGCTTCGTTACTCTCCTGCTCTTTAAACTTCCTCCGTGTAGCTTCCTGTATACTCCTAGCTCGCTGTAGCGTAGCCTCGGCTGCTGCCTCTTTAGCTTCAACCTCCCGCCTATACTGCGCTACGGAATCATAACGCTGTAATTGACTATCCTGCTCTGCCTTCTCCCTATCGGCAACCTCTACGGCCTTGTCGTGTGGTATGCCATTAGCTACCATCTCCGCTATGCTCCTATCGTACTCTGGGAGCTTGTTTACGTACCTTAAGTTCTCATCCACGTGCCACGCATTAAGGAAGTGGTCATAAAACTGCGTAAGAAAGGCGATATTAGGCTGCTCAGGTGCTTTACTGCCTCCTTTGCTGCCTACCCATGCCAGATCATTCCGAACCACGCCTGACCAGTTTAAAATGCACCACTCCATAAAATCGGCAAATGTACCTTTGCGCGAATGAAACTTAGCTAGCATGGTTTTGACCTGCCCCTTGTTTTTAAACGACCAGCCAATCACTAAACGGTTAGCACCTGAATCTGGTAGTACCCTTTTCCACAGTAATTCTAAATCATACAAAGACGCTTCGCCATCCTTAGCCCTACGTTTCGTTTTAGAAATATCCTTCGCGTGTTTAACGGCTAGGTTATTTTTAACTTCTGCTAATACTTCCCTTGCAGATAACTCTGGGGAAGAACCTCCGTGCTGCGAAGCTGCACCGGATTTCTCTCTAGTTATATTTCTCTCTATCTTACTATCTTTATTATATAAGCAAAAGTTGACATAGGTAGGTAAGTCAGAATTGACATAGGTAGGTAAGTCAGAATTGACATAGGTATGCTGGGTATTACTCTTATCCGCTACCCTGTCTTTAACTCGTTGCTCTGCTGTTTTCCGTTTTTTAGATATTGGTAATGCCATTAAATCAATCTCCCCTACAGGCATTAGGTGGTATATTGAACTCTTACCCACCCTCTCCTGTATATCTATTATACCATATTCTTGTAGCTGCGCTAAGTACCTAACGATAGACGAGCGACTCACGCCACCCATATTATTCGCTAGTAAGGATACGCTAGGCCAGCATTTATTCCTGCCATGCTTATCTTCGTTTAGTTTATTTGTTAGGTTAGCATAAGAGCGTAGTATGCCATATAGAACCTTGGCCGAGCCATTTAGGGGCTGGAAGGATAAGGATAACATCCACACAGGTATAGTTATAAATGTATCAGGGTTTATATTCTGTTCTTGCGCTTCAGCGTTGGTTTTATTCTGGAAAAGCATACTTAATCCCCTATTATTATTGCAATAATATCTAGTACATGGTACAAGTAATGCAGGACGCATTTTCTTATACCTTATATAAAAACCCCATGACTCGCCAAAATCATGGGGTTTTTTATTATCTAAATGAGCCTTTTAGTCTGTAGTAATCTAAGACCTTAATCTCAGCTTGAGCGGCTTCGTGGTAATTGGTGAAGTAAACTTTATTATTCTTACAGAACCAATCAATAGCCATATTATCTATACCGCACTTGTAAACCAGATAAAGGTCTAGCGCAGGCAACCCTATCATTTCCGCGTTACCGTTTAGAAATACAACTTGCCAAGCCTGATTCTCTTCATTGAAAATCATCTCAGATGCGCGTGCTATGGAAGCATTGCCAAGGCGTTTCATATTAAACCCTGCTTTATGCTCTAAGCCGCTAACCACTCCGTCAGGAGCTATAGTTACTACTTGCTGCATGGTCTTAAGTCGTCATATGGTTATGCAGCGAATTACTCTCATCCTCTGCGGCATGCCAAGAGTCTTTAATCTCTCTAGTGTTCTCCCCACCGCCTCGGAATACGTGTTCGATATTGTGAGTGGCTTGCTCGCAACCCTGACCATTAAAACCATGGGCTTCAATAGTAGGGTTACCTAGGGGGTCGATTTTTACTGTAATTCGTTTATCAGACATAATGTTTCTCCGTTTTTATTGTATGCTTATATTACCTACACGCTCAAAGTAAGGTGTACGTTTCCTTCTTCGTCTACGCTGCTGTTATCCACCATATAGCCTTGACTAATAGCTGCATTCATAGCCGCGTGCTTACTATAGTTCTGCATTAGCTGACCAATAGCGGCTTGCTGCTTACCTTCTGTAGTATTAGGCATAGGGCAGGAAGCGCCAATCTGACCGTGAACGGCATTATTCCACGCATCGAAAGCAGGTGAGTAAGTACCATCTTCCTGCTTAACAAACGCTACATCATATTTGCAATCTGGTAGGTGTAGTACATAATCAGAGTTTTTAAGTTCATCTGACTGGCGCTGGTAATACATACGCGGAGTAGCGTTGCGGAGTAGGCTGCAATTAACGCCTTCATTCTTTAGGTCTTGTACGGCTTTCTCTAGTGCGTTTGTATCTCTGATAGGTACGCTGTTAATGGTGGTAGTATGCGACATAATATTTCTCCGTTTTTTAGATTGGTGTGGTTAATTTAGCCTATAAAAACTTATTGTCAATTAAAATCTAGCTTCCTTGGGTTACGTTTAATAACTATCTCCCTGTATTCCCCGTCTACGCTTATAATCTTAGTGCTTAAGGTCGCGGGAGGGGCTTTCTCCTCTTTTAGAATCACATCTGATAATAGCATATTACGGTAGGTGTCTCTATAGTAAGTTCTTAGGTGAGGTAATTCATACTTCAGTAGCTTATCAACCTCCTCCTCGTTCAGTATATCGAAGCAACCCATAATGTAGGCACTATCCACGTTAGTGTCTTGTATGCTATCTAAAGGCAATACTAACTTACGGCAAGCCGCATCGCGTCTTACTTTTAATATAGTATTACATTTTCGTTGGAGGGAGTGTGCGAAGGAGTCTCCGTGCTTCAGGCTGGCAAATACTTTTAAGTAAGTGCCTTCCTTCACAATAAAGTCTTTCTGATACCAGAAACCATAAGCAGGACTATCAAGCCTACTATCTACTTTTAGCTTCAGGGCTTTGAGGCGTCTGCCTTGTCCACCCGCCTCTTTAACAGAGTTACCTGCTTTAGCCGCCTCTACGCCTATAGGCGTTTCTCGTCTTGATACAGCACGCTCTTTAGGGTCTGTCTTAAACACAATAAAGCGAGCATTACCTCCGCCTGCTTTAGGGTGGTCTGTCTTACCTGATAAGCAGGTGATTGGTACGTACGGTTGATTAGTCATATTAGCTTACCTCTCTAGCTAATTAATTATAAAAAAAGGGTGTAGTGTTTTTAATCTACACTACACCCTAAGTAGTGTCCTCGCGTAAACGCTACCCATCCATAACAGATGAATCTATAGCACGCCGTCTGCCCGCCGCCTTAGAGCGCTTACGTACTCTAGGCGATGCTGTGACGGTAGTGTCCTTGCTAGCTGGTCGTGCGTTATCTACTGCCCACGACTGCATATGCTGGAATTGGTCTGCAAAGGCTTCTGACATAGGCTTGATATGGCCTAACTGCTCAGCAATAAGTGAGCCAGTTATCGCTGCCTTATCTTGTGTATACGCCTCTAGGATTGCCTCTTTAACGGCTGCTTCAATCTCAGCAGGTACGTAACCCTCGGAAGCATCTACGGCTGCATCAATATCATCCATGCCTTCCGTAGACTTACCTCTCTTACGTAAGTGAATATCAATAATATCCCTACGCTCCAAGGGGCTAGGTAGTGTTACCCCAAAAACCTCATCCAAGCGCCCTTTACGTAAAAACTCGCTAGGCATATTATCCGTTCGGTTAGCTGTAACCACTACGAACACAGGCGCGGTAGTTTCCTGCATCCACGTTAGTAGCGAGCCTAATACTCTAGTACCTACGCCACTATCGTTACTGCCTCCAGTTTGAAAAGCCTTATCCGCCTCATCAATCAAAGCCACACAGGGAGCCATCGCATCAATCTCTTTTAAGGTTGTACGTACTAAGCTTTCTGATTCACCTACTAAAGATTTAAATACGCGGCTGACATCAAACTTGATTAGAGGTATATTATTAAGCTCGGAGGCAATAGCCTTTGCTGCTAATGATTTACCTGTGCCTGATGGTCCTACTAATGCTATGCCTTTGGGCGTATCTACACCAAACTCCTGCGCATCCTCGGTAAAGCAATCCCTGCGCTTAGCAATCCACTCTTTTAAGTTCTCTAAGCCACCTACGTTAGTCATATCATCGGCTGGCATAAGCTCTAATACCTCAGACCGTTTGACAACCTCAGTTTTAGCTTTCAGTACGGCATCATTATAGTCTTCCGCGCAAAAATCTTCGTTAGTGCTATTGCTGACGGTAGCGCATGATATGGCAGTGCTAAACTCTTGTTGAGTCATTCCTGATGCAGAGGATATGATAGTATCAACATCTTCCGGAGCAAAACTAACTACACGCTCACGTATTACTTTGGCTTTTTCAGAATCCCTAGGCAGGGAGTAATAAAGCAGCTCCTCATACATGACTTTTAGTTCTTTATGCGAGGGAGGTTTAAAATCAAGAATACTAATATCGCCGCTTAACTCACTAGGTATAGTAACAGACTCAGGAGCAACGATGATTACTGTCTTATAGGTGGCAGATAGTCGTTGCGAATATTCCTTTAATAACTGCCCTACGTGCATATTATCAAACATCTTAGGGTAGTATAATAGGGTATATACGCAGCTTTCAGGGAAGCGCTCGTTATCCGTGCTTGACTCTAGCATCTTAAGCTCTGGTCCTAGGTTTATATTATCGTCAGCGGTAGCTGTAAAACACATATCCAGCATCACATCATCGCCTTGTCCGTCTGCAGGACTAAAGGCGCGCCATCCATTCACGCACTCCCAATACTTAAACTCTTGGTTTTTCATGATAGCGCTTTCACGTATGGCTTCTACCGTACGATACGTCTCTTTAGTACGTACTACGATTACGCCAATAGCCGCCCTATATAAGGTAATAAGCTCCTGCACAAACTCGTCTTTGTGTGAAACTTCTTTATCAATTAACCCACTCATTTATATTCTCCGTTTTGTTAGTTCTGTGTTCTCGTTTGTTATTAGCCATAAACTAACACTACAAAAATCTATTGTCAACTAAGATAAAGAAGAAAAGTGAAATTAATTACATATTGTACCACGTACAAAAAAAGGGAGGGTAATGAATACCCTCCCATAAAGTCTTAGGGCAAGCAAAAACGGAAAATTATTGCCAGTAGTAAACTAAGTTATCCGTAGCAGCGTAAGCCTTAACCGTGAGGCTTTCAGGCGCTTGGATAGTTATTTTCTCTTTTTCGTGTACAGGGAAAGCAGCAGAACCAGCCGTCCCCGCACTAGCTGCTATAAAAGCAGTAGGCATACCAGAGGATGACTTATCGCCAAACCCTACGCTCCAGTCGCCTTTAACTGCCATAAGAGTTATGTATTTCTTACCTGAGGGCTTGACTAGGTTTGTAGCTGTAGTGCCTACTATATTAGTCATCTCATTAGGGAAAGGCAGTATATTTGCTGCCAATGCCTCTATAGGTGTTTGTCCGCCTAAATCTAAAGCCATACTTAATATCCTCCAAAAAATATAATCTACCACACCTAAGTAATAAGTGCAGTAAATAGATTTACCCATCTACTACTGAAATAGCGTTAGATATTTTAGTAGCTGAGCCTATGAGGTTCGCTGCTGTAACCAAGCACGTTATATCCGAGCCGTCATCGGCTATAACCTTAGAATAGGTATTCGCTGTCTCACTTACTATCTCTAGGCCATCCCTGAACCATTGATAGGTAAATGAAGCCGCGCCTGACCACGTACCTGTGTCTGCTGTTAGAACTCCTGAAACATCGGTAGTTCCTGTAACTGCAGGGGCTATAGTATTAACAGGAGTAAATTGGAGCGCTGCTACGGCTAATCCCACAAACTCTGCTGCATCCTCATCATAATGTATGCCGTTAGGCGTGCTTTCTCGCCACGATAGGCTAGCATCCACTACGTTAGGGTCTATAAGTATAGTATTACTATCTGAAGCAACTATAGCGGCCTGCGCTGTAGTCACCACGTCTTGATATTGGAACTCTGCATCGTTTCGTGAGTCAGGGTCTTCTACCTGAGTCTTAATCATATAAACTGGCATTGTAGGGTAGCTAAATAAAGTACGTGCATTAGTTATTAGGTCTGTCATTGCATCTTCATACTCGCCGCTACGTAGCTCAGTATCCGCATCATTAGTGCCTAAGTTAGTAGTGATTGCCTTGTACCTAGGTACAACTCCTATAGAAGCCAAGTAAGCTTCAAATAAGGCTTTATTAGCTACTAAATCATCCCAGCTATTACTAGCGTCTCCCTCAGGTAGCCATTTAGTACTAGTAACGTCACCCGCCTTGGCTTGCTTCAGCACTAAGAATTCGTTATCGGTATCCGCTGCTCCTATACCCCATAGAGCGGTAAGCTCCGCACCGAAGCCCCACACGGTAGGATTATTGCTGATTGCTACTTGTGCGTTCTTAGGCGCTAAAGGCCTTAGCGTTGTCTCAGTATCCGTATCGCCTAATCTAGTACCCCAGATATAACTTCTAGGTACTACTTTATTGGCATATGCTGCGTCTAGGTTAGCGATATTAACCGCACCGCCATTCATAATTGAGTCACCTATGAATACATAAGTGTCTATCTCAGTGAGCAGGCCATAATATATACGAAGTAAGCGGGTTAAGTCTGCACGCTCTTCGGCTGTAAGTTTCCTATCAATAGCTAACCAACCGCAGAAAATGCCCTTAGTGCTTACGCATAACCGTAAAGGGTCTGAGTGGTCATCTGTATCATACGTTATACCAGAGCCTACAAATAGACCATAGGCTTCCGCGCCATTAACCAGAATAGCTGATTCGTTTTCGGTAGAGGTAGCGGTATCTTGATTATAGCCTGATACAATACATTTTGTATCTAAAGGTAGCAGGCCATTACCTAGTTGCGTAGAGGAATCTAGGTTCATGAAGTTGCCATCACCCCTAGTAAACCAACGTATGTCCTCGTCAGGCTCAAACGCTAAGTAAGCGCCTGCATTTGAAGAGCCACTTATATTAGTATAGAAAGGGAAGCCGTTGCTGCTAGCAGTAGAGTCGGGCTTAGATATAAAGAACCACTCGCAGCCCGTACCGTCATGCAAGAAATTACGATCTCCCGCGACTCCTATCTGGTAGTTATTTTGCGAGCCTGAGCATAATGCCCCGCCCTCGCCTTCTGTCATATACGCACCACTTTCATGAGTAAGTGGCTGACCACTAGAGCCTAGGTTGGCAATCTCTGTTATATTCGTAGTAGATAGCGTATAGTTTTGGGAGTTAGAGGCATCTACAAAATCAAAAGGATTATAATCAGAAATTATCTGCTCTAAAACAGAGGCAGATAAAGCCGCCCTGCCTGCAAAGGAGCTGAGGGAAGTCAAAGACGTGTTAAGCCTAGAAAACATACTAAAAGACATTATACCCCCAGATTACCTTTACTATCTAATTTTAGAGCCGCCCTATAATCAAACACAGGGCAACCTCGGTTAGATACTTCATTATGACCGTGGAAAGTTACGCTACCACCATAAGCCTCATTTATTTGCTGGCATAGCGCCGTTAGCGTTTCCATCTGAGCAGAGGTAAAATCCTTAACTACAAGCCCCTGAAGGCATATAGCGATAGTGCCTGTATTATGCCCTTTTTGCGCATCAGGATTTGACCAGAGCTTACGGCCTAGCTGTAACTCCCCAGCGAAAGTAATGAAGAAGTGATAGGCTACATCTAAAACACCATCATCCCTCTTATACCCTAAGTTTGTATGGTCGCGCTTTACAGACGCTAAATCGTATTTTGGATTGCTAGAAGCCGTGCAATGGATAAACACCCTAGAGACATCCCGAGTCGTAGGGGCTGCAAAAGTATAAGGCTGATTATTTACAATCAGCACCTTCTGTACAGAGGCAGTAGTGTGTTCGATTATGGGTTTTATTGATTCTTTTGTCTCCGTAAATATCGGAGGTGCAATTACCTTCTCCTGCTCTTGCTCCTGAGGGGCAGATGCTTTGCCAGTATTGAATAGTTGTCTCAGAAAAGCCAATAGGCTCGAAAATATCGCACGCATCACTCACTACCTTTATGTTCTGGTTTTTTTCCATTAGGCTGCAACCAGTCGTCGCTAAGACTATCAGAATCAGATTTAATTTTATTAGCCTCTTTGACTCTTTTATTATGCTCTTCGAGGTTTCTAACATTTGTCTCATCACTACCCGCCTTTTTTAGCGTACGGATATTGAGGTAGTCAAAAATCTTAGTGACTACCTCAACTAATCCTTTTATCCAAAGTAACCAGCTCATTTGCTGTTCTTGGCGTTCTTGGCGTTACCCCAGTTATTAGCCCCTAAATCAATAAATAACTTACGTAGATTCCACCACGTACCGCCTTTAGTGCCTACAGGCAGTACAGCGGCTAGCAAACCTAGGAAACCCATAAAGGCTAAAATAGGTACAGCATAGTTAGATATAAAAGGTAAGGATAATATGGTTGGTAACAGAGTAATGATGAAATCTATATTCCACGCCTCTGGCTCTGCGGCTACCTCATTTACGATTTCCTCCGCAAAAGCAAAGAAAGGCGTGAAAGCAAACATACACAAAAGGGAAAGCCTTAAAACACTCATGATTAATCTCCTACTTTAATTACATACTAGCACTAAAACTCTACCATCAATCAGATTAACTGTCTAGCCTAATGAAATACCAAGCCTATGCCGCCAAAGGGAGTATAGCTCTAAGCATAGATGCCTCTATAGGTTTTGCTATAAATGAGTATATCTTACCTTTAGCATTAGGGGCATTAGCATACATGCTTTCAGTAGGGTGTATGCCAGACGTTAGTATGATGGGGGCGGTATTATTTATGGCTAGTATATCATCCAATAAATCGAAAGCGTTACCTAGGTTATTACTTATATCTAGTAAGATTAGATTGGCTTCTCTAAAATCCTCAAGACACTCAACCCTAATTATAGCTACGTCTTGCTTAAGCCTAGCCACGTTCTGCCTAAATAATAAAAAATCTGCCGTACAATCCTCTAGGTAAGCTACTTGTATCGCACTCTCACGCACCCTTAAACCCCTAACGCTTTTATAACGCCTGCTATAGTAGCCGCTATAACCGTACCTATGACGGCTATGGCCTTGCTCTTAGACGTTACGAAATCCGTTAATGATTGAGGCTCTGGGTTGAGGGTATGCGACACTTGTTTTTCCGTATCCAGCATTATTTTTGATACAAAGAATAGGAACTCCTTTTCCGCGCTGTAAGCTCCCCTCACTAGAAGAACAACACTCACTGTGCTTCCACTGCTGAACTCGTATGTCTTGTTCAAAAGGTATGACTCTATTATCCCAGCCATCACAAGTTTTGCGTTGTTCTCGTCTATCTCCTTTATCGGAGGTGGTGTTATGTCCTGAAACCTCTTGCCGATTAGCTCCGCTGGAGACGCACCAACGATTGCGCAGAATTGAGGATTTACAGAGTGGAACGTGAAGTCTTTGTTTATAATAGCCGTACCCTCGAAAGAAGGATGCCAAGAAACTTCCCAAGCGATTGCGCGCTGTTCCTCTGTTAAACGATCCACGGTATCTCCTCAAAAACTTTATCATCCAGTGATTCCCTGACTGCATCTATTATAGGAGCAGAGTACCTAATACCATTATACCTAAGGTTGTGCCGTCAATCAACCCCCTAAGACCGCCAAAAACATACTCCGCCCTCATTGTAGCATCGTATATCTCTAACTCCCCAGCCATAATCCTCTTATACTGGATGTCGTGGTATTTACGGTATATGAGGCCTCCTAAGTAATTACTAGGCCAAGCTAAGACTAGGAATAAGGGTAGGTACTGCCACACACCTCCTAGTATTAGGCCGAAGAACACAGATAAAAACATATACCGAGGTAACGACCATATAACGAAGTAAATGCCCATAGCGCACTGCTTCCAATCAACCTCCCTATCCGTGCCATGAATAGTCGAAGTGTATTTGTAACCCATAATAAGATTAGCAATCTCCTTAACCCCGAAACTAAAATCTTCTTTTGATGTATCTTTTAGTTTGTGAGGGAAGCACTCCCCGCGAGAAGGTGCGTCACGTAAAATACTAAAACCAAAATTACCTACAAACAAAATAGGTAAAACCCACCACAGGCTATAAGGACTAAAATAAATTGTAGCGGGTACAACTAATAAGAAGAAAGCGGTAGACATGATTAGGTAGGTTATAATCTTAGGCATACCTAACCAGCGGCTTTTCGTGTCAGTACCTCGCTGCCTATTAAAGATAGCCTCCAAGGCGGCATAAACTAAAACCCCTGCAGAACCGAAACCTACTATAATTTTTCTCATACTACCCTACTTACTATTAAACCTGATACGTCATCAGAGGTATCCTTATAACAAACTAAGAAACTATTATCATCTATGCTAGCTATTACAGGCACATACCCGCTAAAATTCTCTATTAGTAGTTAACATCATTTCAGTAGATGAAAGCGCCCGCCCTAAAAAACGCTTAGTTTTTGCCGTAGAATAAGTACCGTTATCTGCTAAGTAGTATCGTGCTCCAGGTGTCAACCCAGTTAACCCCGTAGCCACGTTACCCTCGAAAGCGCCTCGGAAGGTTGCTCCGTCGACAGCAGCTTGCTCCGCAATCCCCACCCATTCATCGGCGTTCGTTGCTGTGTGGTTAATAGTAACAACGTGACAAGCTAAGTTCCGTGGCACGAACAAAAGCGTCCCTGATGTCAGCGCACAGGCACGAGGTCCAAGACCAGCGGTAATCGTGGAGGCTGCTATGTCGAAGCCTAGCGCGCCGTCTTCTATATAACACTTTAGAACTTGTGTACTTGTGGTTGCCGCGCCGTCCAGCGATTGAGCCACTAGGCAAAGCGCGTTGGAAGCTTCTTCATACACAAGGTCAAAGCCTCCTCCAGTTAGGGCTGTACCGTTATGGAAGGAGGCGTAACCAGAACGCGTTACGCCATAGGCAGTAAGATCAAGCACACAACCATAAAGATCCCCACCCGCTGAGTCCACACAAATAACTCCAAACTTCTTCTCCTTCGGATGGTAAGCAATGTGTACTTCATGTAGAGCGTTATTACCTGGATTGGCTTCAATCGTGTTAAACTGATGATACTGAGCTTGAAGAGACATGTCAGCACCATCGCATGAGGCAACGTGGGCAGCCCACTTTGCAGTGGCTTTCACGAAGACAACCACGACCTTATTGTGGTAAGGGCTATAAGCGATGCTTAGGTGCTCGTTACCTGCTGATAAACTGGACGCGTCACCCGAAACGTCGAGTGTTGTACCAGAAGCGGAAAGAGACTTAATCAGAGTAACCGTCCCTTCTTCTTCCGACCAACAAGAAACGACCCGCTCATCAACTGAGTTGTAGCAGCAGCGCACTTGGGCAACGCCATCCGCGTTTGAGTCGCTATAGTTGACAATGGACCCAACGCTAGGGGTTCCACTGGAAATGTCAACCGCTACAGCGTGTAAATATTCTGTGACAGTACCATAAACACAAACGCAAACTTCTTCCGCTTCGTGGAAAACAGCGTCAAGACCACTAGGCCCACCGCTACCAGTCACCGTTGTGATGGTTTCGACGGAAGCACTGAAAGTAATAACACCCGCCGAAACAGTGCCAACCTCGAAGTTTATTTCGTCGCTCGAATTGATCCAAAAAACAGCAATTTTGTTATTCACGCTGTCATAGACACCTTTGTGGTTCCCGTTTGCGGTTGAGTCACCCCCAGCATCCGCAAGCGTACCAGCATCGAAAGCAACGGTGCTACTGGACACTTCTTCGACAGTACCATCCGAACGAAGCGCAAAAACTTTGCCGCTCGCGATTGTACCACTAGCAACAACATTGCGCGAACCTGCTCCACTGCAGTTCACTAAGGCGGAGTTCTGAATTGTGCTGTTATCTATCACCGCGTCGTCGATAGTGTTCCCTCGCCCATCAAGGTTTCTATTTAGCTCAAACAGCGGCATTCCACCAATGATTTGATACTCATTGTTCGTTCCATCAAAAGTCACTGTCACATTCACACCCGCAAATAACAACCCTACAGGTATAGGCCGCCTATCGTAACCAAGAACTAGGGGATACGCCGTGCCACCCTCCACGGCTAATGTCGGAGTCGTGCTGGTGTTGGTACTATGTATATCAAGGTTAAATAAGACCCCGTCCACAACCGTTACGTTAGGCGTAAAATCCGCTGTGTAAGCCGTAGCTGTCCCGCCTGTGGTGATGTAATCTATGCCTTTGGTGCTGGCTGCTGCTGCGGCTATTGCTTGGTTCTTATAAGTCTCCGTAGTATTTCTGTAGGTTAAGGTAGTATCTCTATACCCTTCAGTAGAGGCTCTGATAACCTCGGTAGCATCCCGTATATCTGCCGTCTTAGCACTCCAGTGGAGGCTAGAAAAACTACCTGCATTACCTGTTATCTCGGAATCTTCGGCTTTTTCAGACCACTCCTGCGCTAAATCCCTAGCCGCCTCAGAATCAGCAGTAGCGGTATTTACGTCATCTGCTTCTAATAAGAAATCACGCAAAGCCTCTAAAAAAGCGGTTTGGTGTCCATCATTTAGAAAACTAGTGTCGTTATAGGTATTACCCTTCATCGTTACGCTTACGCCTGAAAAAGCCATCTTATTTCTCCTCTTCTACCGTTATTGATGTAGAGCTAACTTTTGGGAAATTATATACTACATCATTTATTTCTGATTGACTACACATCATAGCGTTGAAGCTAGTTTCGATTGCATTATCAGGCCTAGGTATGACAACTATTTGCTTTGTCTTACCTATGCGGTTTTGTATCTGCTTAAACAAAGAACGCCAGTTTTTATTCTCTTCTTCTCTAACCTCATTAATACGGTAGGTAGCTTTACGCCTTATAGCTCTGCGGTCTTTAATAGTAGCGCCGCCTAGTGTAGTCATGCGGGGGGATGAGTCTATAGCACCCTCGCTCGAACCCCAGACAAAGTTATAAGGTAGCTGCTCGCGTGGACCTATATATATCCGGCCTAATTGGAAGTAGGCTTTACCGCTCGTGCTGTCATCAATATACAGCCTAAGATACCTACCAAAAATTACTTCATCTAATATATGGAAAGATTTTTGCGTATATGTAGATGCCTCGTCGTCATCAATCTGACCGTACCACATATGCGGCTGCTCCCATCGGCGGGATAGTGTGGAGTAAAACCGCTCCCAGAACTGAAGGCCGCCAGGGTTAGCTGTGTTAGAGTCATATATAGTATCTCCTGTCGCACCTGCCCCTGTGGTGACTAACCATCTATACGTAGATAATCGGCTAGTGTCATGATTAAAAACACCTAATAAACTAAACTCTCTCTCAGATAATAAATCAATATCTATATAAGTATTACTAGCGTTAATGCCTGCGCTTCTATATCTAACTGACATAATATCATCCTGCAGATTAGTAACAGGCATACTACTAGCCTCACTGCCTGCGGTCACAGTGGCTACGTCTACGTAATTATCTAACCCAAAGATTATATTGCCGTTATTTGATAAAGCCATTTCTAGTACCCGCTACAATTAATCATGCAAACGCCAAAGCGTAAGACGAATCTTCGTACCTTCCGTTATGTTAGGGTTGATACCTATTATCCTCATATACGCGCCATTTGACAAGTCATAAGCAGGGTAGGTCACTTTAACTACGCCCCCCAGTGATTGCTTAAAGGGGTTGGCCGTACATTCTATAGTGTAAATATCGGAAGGGTATTTATATATACCAGCACGCCTATTAGCCTCGGCTAAAGCACCTGATTGCGTAGAAAATACTGTCTCCTCTACTACAGGCTCTTCCGCTAGCTTATAGATAGCTGCCGCGCCTGATGCAGTAGCTTCAATACGCCTATACTCCTCGCTTATGAACTCCTTACGCTCGTCCGTAGCATTGTTATCTTCTATACCTTTAGCATTAGTAGTGTAATTTTGAGCATAGCCTAGTATTATACTGGTCACAGGGGCTTTATAGGATGTACGCTTAATACTAAAAATCTGTACCTCAGTAAGCTCTATATCCTCCCCTGAAGAAGGAGGGGCATCCAATCGTATTAGTTGGTATTTCCCTAGCCTAGTACGGCCTCCCGCCGCGCCTGCGGAGAGTAGTAGATTACTCAGTGCTGCCTCTACCTTTAGCGCAGAATTAAAATAACTTTGAACATAATCAGTATTAGGGAAATTATTAAAGCTATCTGCATCTAAATCACCTACGCTTAAGCTGCCAGAGTTAATAAGGATATGCTGGATAATATCCGCTATGGTTTGCAGGTAAGTGCCTCCTGAGTCTTTCAGGCCTTTAATATCTGCGGTTATATTACTAACGCTAGTAGGTGCTTCTAATAACGTAAATCGCCCCTCTACTAAATCTTTTATGAATAAGTTTAGCGTATATACGCTAGTGGCATCAGGATTAGTATCCCATGCAGTAGATACTGTAGCTACCTTCGTAGTCCCTACATAATCAGATATGGTGCGTACCTGCCCTATTCCTGTACCCGCTACAATAATTATCTCGCATCCGATATATTCATCGTCCGTACTGGAGGCTGAGCCAGCTAAAGTTATAGCACTTGCCGCTCCCGCACTAGCAGTACCGCCTAATACTACCTCAACATTCTGGTCGTAAACCATTACTACGTCTTCGGACTCGCCTATGCTGCCATCATTAAACTGAAATATAAGGTTTGATGTATCGTAAATATCAGGGCGTATATTTTGGCAGAAGCCATAAGCCACAGGTATTACTTTATCCTCTAGGGCAGTATTAGGGGGGCTGGTATATGTATTCTCGCTCAGCGTTTTCTGCTGTAAGAAAACATCATTACTGCCTACACGTATATCAATACTTCGATTCGTGTTTGTTATGCTATACTCAATATCTAGCATAACGCCTGTTATCACTTCCTCGAAATCACTATAAGGAAAATAATTAGCCCCCACTAACAAACGAAAGCTATAGCCACCCCATATATATTTTGACCTGTCTAGCCAATCAGCAAACCTACCATCGTCTGGTACAACTATCGTACCTAAATCTATCCTAGAATTACCGAAGAGGACGTTCTCAATACGCCTATTAAAACTAGGTATACTGTCTAGTACAGGCAGGAATTGCGTGTTAGCAGGCGTATCCGTAGGCTCAGTAGCGTAGGCATCATTAGATAGGTAGAAAGTATCCACGGTATCATCGACGATATTATAGGGTGACAACTCTAGCAGGTAAGTTTTTTGGCTGTTAGTTAGGGCGAGCAGAGCATCTACAGTAGCAGGTAATCCCATAATTAAGAACTCCAGACACTATTAGATTTTTCCGTGTTAGCAGCAATACGCCTTAACTGCTCCGCCCCATCATCTTTAGTAGCCGTATGCTGTGATGACTCTGCGATAGACGCTAATAGCTCTATAGTAGTATCATATTTATGCTCTAGCCGCTGCATAGCGCCTACTACTGCTGAGTTTGCTGATAACTGAGTAGTCTCAGAATTATTAAATACCTGACCACTCTGTGAGCCACGGAATATCTCTACGCCTGCTTCACCCACCATATAATCTCTGCCAATAGGCGTTCTCTTAGCCGTACCTGTACCGCGAGCAAAGCCTGTACGTCCTTCGTCCTTACCGTAGACTTGGTAATGCGCTACCGCTGTAAGCGTGCCGCCCGATGCTGCTACGGCTGCTGCTACGTCAGGGTTATTAGCTAAGTAAGATGCAGAATTGAAACTATCTCCATTAGCGAACCTACCTTCGCTAGCGCCATACTGCTGATAATGAGAATAAGCACTAGCTATTGCACCGTTATTTAATGCTGCCTGAATATCGGGATTATTGGCTAGGTAGAACGACTCATCAAACTCAGGAGCTTGGGCTGTTATACCTGCACCTGATATAGCCGCGCTAGCTTGCTGTGCTGTTACACCGCTATTCGCATTTAAGAAATAATCTAGGATAGTTTTAGTCATCGCATCTAAAGCAATAGCGTTATCGGCTAAGCCCTCGTCTACGCCACGAAGTATGCTTAATTGGTCTTGCGCTACGGCGAGTGATTGCTGCGCTACGGTCATAGCCTCAAGCTGCGCTATACCGTTAGCTTCCGCATAATCTCTAGCGTCTTCTAGGCTCTTAGTTATGTTCTCGAAATCAGTTGTGTATGTACCGCTAGAAGCGTTAAACTCTCTACTTAATTCAAGTAATTCTCTCGCGGCATCAGGCAGGGCATTTAAGGCATCCGTATCCCCATTCATTCCCGCACTGCGTAACGACTCAAAACTACTTCTGGATTCCGTTAGCCGCTGCTGCAGCGTAAGAGGTGATAATGCCTCGTCCATATATAAGGCATCTATAGCTGCACTTATAGACTCAAAGGCGCGTGCAAACTCTTGAGCAAGCTCTCCTGCCTTATCTATTGCCTCCTCTAAATTAGTTACTAAGGTAACTCCGTCATTAATAGCGGTAGCATCACTAAAGTACCCTAGCTGCTCAGCTAACTGCGCAAGCTGTAGCTTAAATAATTGGTCTACTTGCGTAGTATCTCCACCCACCGTAGTAGCGTTTCCGAGGTTAAGATTATACTGCTGTATGAGAGCGTCAATCTGCCCTAATGCGGGGTTTAGTATACCTGTTATTTGACTACTAATAGCCTGATTAAAATCATCTGTTAGAGCCTGTAATACTTCTCTGCGTCTGTCCTCCAGTAGAGTCAGTTTTTCAATGGTAAAGCCTAGGCGCTCTGCTGTATCTATATAACCCTCAAATACGTCATTTATTTGATTGACGCCCTGCTGCGCTTCCGTAAGCGTGTCGATTATTTTGGGGTCGAGTAATTCTTCAAAACCAGCAATAAAGTTTATGTCTTGGATTGCCTGCTCAAAACCAGCTGTAAAGTCTACGTTCTCAAAAGCATCTAATAGGTATTGCGGTATACCATCAATATTAGCTAGTAGAGTACCCACTACGCCTTCGATAATCGATACGCCGTCAGATGCAGTACGCACCATCTCAGTGATGAAATTGTTTTCAGCATCCAGAAGGGTAACGGTAGAGCCATCTCTGCTGCCTACCTGAACACGAACCCTAGTAAAATCAGCTATTGTACCTTGGATACTGGTTAGCGCTCCTGCCAAAGAACCACTTACCTGCGCAAACTGAGTAGCTGCATCTCTATTCTCTTGGCTGAACTTCTTACCTTCTTGACCGCCTTGCGAGGCTATGCCGCCATCGAAGCCTGCAATACCAAACTGCGATTTATCCGAAGGCTTACCCCCGAACAAGCCGCCTAAAGCATTACCAGCAAAAGCACCTATTGCTATACCTAGTGGACCACCTATAGCGCCTAAGGCTGCAGTCAAAGCACCGCTTATAGCTAAGCCCCCAGCTACGCCACCTAAACCACCTCCTATAGTAGCGCCTATACCCCTATCGCCACCAAAAACAGCATCAGCTAATAGATTACCTGCGAAACCACCTGCTACGCCCGCAGGATTAAAAGCACCACTAGCGCCGTTGAATATCGTACCTGCTGGAGCTATAGGTCCTGCAACGCCGCTCGCTAAAGTTGTAGCCCCTGCCTGTGCTGCTGTAGTGCCTATACCGAATACACTATTACCTATAGTATCAAATACTGAGGCTACTCCACTAGGTAGGACGCTATCCGCTGCAAGACTAAATACGTCATTTAGCTTGAATACGTCTGTTATATTAAACCCATTACCGCCGCCTAGTAAATCACCGATACCATTAACACCACCTAAAGAGTCTACCGCACTCTGGCCTTGTGCTGTACCGCCTAGCGCGCTGCCCTGTATCGTGCTTACTATTATAGGGTTGATAGCGGCCTGTACTGCCATCTCCGCTAAGACACGTATAAAGCCAGCTTTCCAGCGCTTAAGCATATCAGAGAAACTACTATCGCCTGAGCCTACAAAAACCTCAATAGCGTCTACTAGATCGTCTTTTATAGTATCGCCTATTTCAAGGTATAGTGTTTTTATTTCTTCCAAGCGCTGCTTCTGCAGCTGATCTAACCGCTCTAATTTCTCAAGCTCTCTGTACTTAGCCCGAAGGAGAGTCTCCTCCTCCTCACCCAGCAGTACGCCTTCTTTAAGCAGGGCATTTCTCAGCTCCAGTATCTTAGCCTCACTCTCACGCAGCTCTGGGGGTATTTTTAGTAGCAGTATCTCTCTACCTACCTCACTAACAGCGTCAGTAATTAGCTTGTTCTGTTTCTTTAGTGTCTTTAGTGATTCTTCGCGGCTACCCCTGAGGTTGTCCTCTGCGCGCTCCAGCTTAACCACCTGCTCAATGCGGGCTTTAAGGGCTACCCCATCATCGTAGCTTAGGGTGACATTATCTTTTTGAAGCTTTTTAACCTCTTCTCGATACTTCGACTCAACACGTATAGCATCCGCAACCGCATTAGCGCGCTCCTCGCTAACGCCTAGCGCCTCATTCATACGTTTTTGGTTTTTAATCTGCAGGTCTAGCGCGTCCGATACTTCTCTGTACTCGGCGGCTACTTGTTTAATAGTGGCTGGGTTTACAGGGGGGTTATTTATCTGTGCTTGATTCTTCGCTATCTCAGCACGTAACTCTTTAACTTTTGCTATCTGGTCGCGGTAAAAGGCATCACGCTCCTCATCACTCTTTCCAAAGAAGTTTACCGACGGGCTTAGCCTCTCCTCCATTGCCTCTCTGCGTAGTCTGGCCTCGATGAGCTGCAACTCGGCATCAGCAGCATCAATAGTTGCCTGAGTGGATTTTCTGTGTTCTAAGATGTATGCTGCTTCCGCCGTCGCCGCTATATCGGTTGTTGAGGTCAGCTCCCCACGTACGCGCTTTAGATTTTTGATAACCTCTGAATACGAGGCTTCTGCTGATGTGGCATCATAGACTGTGTCTCGGTATTTAGTGTAGGCTAAAATAACTGCACCTATGGCTAGGCCTACTCCTCCCCCGAACACGGCCATCACGGCAACTCTCAGCTTCGCCAAAGCAGGCAATATTGATGACGCAGCTAATGTAGCGAAAGACCTAAAGCCCGCCAACATAGCGGGGATGCTGGTCAAAGAGGTTAGGGTGATAGTTTTATTTAGGCTGACAAACGCGGCAGTGAGTAGGGGCAGCGTCTTAGCCGCCAAGGGGACGAGCAGTCTTTTAAGCGCCGTCACCGCTGGGATAAGAAGCCTAGAGATGCCCACTAAGGCAAGAGCCTCAACTACTAGAGCAACTCCCTCTACGTTCCGCTCCAAGAGCTTAGCCACGTCAGCTAAGCCAAGAAGAGCTGAGGCGATGGTCGCTGAAATACCTACGGACGCATCTAGCCTGCCTACAAAAACGGTAAAGGTCTGAGACAGTACTGTTAAAGACTGCGTTACAGTAGCCGTGGTCTTGCCGAAGGTGTCTTTCAGTTCGTCTGATTGGGACAGTATCGCTTTGAAGAAAGCATCAGAAGTCACTTTACCGTCAAGCATCAACTTCCGTAGCTTGGCTATAGAGCCTCCAGCCTCAGCTATACCATCAGCCGCCGCCTGAGCGATTGGGAAGGCTCCCTCAAGGATAGAGTTAAACTCCTCAGCCCTCACTACGCCTGAGCCTAGAGCTTGCGATAGCTGTAGTAGCGCCCCTGACGCGGCTGAGGCCGCACCGCCTTGGATAGCGATAGCATTACCTATTGCCTCTGTAAAGGTGTAAAGCTGCTCCTGAGACGCCCCCAGCTCTTTTGCGGCTAAGGATGCTCTCTGATATAGTTGAATGTTAGAAGCCAGCGCAGACCTAGTCCTATTCGATATGTCTAGTAACCTATCCATAGCCGCATTCACGCCAGAAGAGCCGCCTAGGGCAACGGTAAGTTTGTTGGTCATCTCAACATACTGGTTGCTTAAGGCTATTAACTTAATGAAGCCTAAGGAGAGTGCTGCTAACCCAACCGAGAATAGTGCTAGCTTCGCGCCTCCTGTCGACAATATCTGAGTCAGGTTCGTTAGGCGAGACGCTACGCCCGATAGCGGACCTAGCACCAGACTTGCTTGCTGAGCTGTACCCCTAAAAGACTCGATAAGTTTTTTGTTTTGGTCGCTTAGCTGCTTACTACTCTTTGCGGCGACAACCCTAGCGTTGGATGTCTTGCCTAAGGCTACGGCCTGAGCATTAATAGACCGAACACCACCTACTTGCTGTTTAGCGGATACGGTGCTTTGCTGGTTATATGCTTTACTCGCGCTCGCTGCCTCGGCTTTAGCTTTCGAGTATGCTTTTAATGCCGTTACCTCAGCCTTAGTTTGCTTAACGGCCTCAGCGTGTTTTTTATTGGAGGCGGTTAATTGCTGAGTAAGTAGTTTATTAGACGCTACCGCCCTTGCTCTCGCTTTATTAGCCTGCTGTAAAGCGCTGGTCTGTGTAGCTGCGCTCTTAGCGCCTACTGCCTGCTGCTTAGCCATCTGAGCAGTAGCCTGATTTAGTTTAGCCAAGTCGCTACTTACGTTACGAATTGCACTCCGCGCTTCATTGCGGAACTTAATTACGAACTCTAATTCACGATTGCTACTCATTGAACCTAAACCAAACCCTAGTTACCATTACCTTGCTGCATCTTATCATAGAATAAACGCTTAGTCTCGTCACGTTCTTTGAGCATAGCCTCTGCGTCGTTATTAGCAGAATCCATGATAGCCATTAATTCGATAAAGGCATTAGGCTGGTCACGCCATGTACCTGCCTCAGGAAACTCTCCCTTACTATACCAGTTATAGAAAGTAAAAGCCTGCCCTAGGAAGGCTCCGTCATCGAGCAATGGCCTATTAGGGCATCTACCTAATTCTTCACCATCTATTGTAACCTCGTAGCCTTTTTGTGGGGGCGCGTCACACCCCCACATTCTTTTCTGCGTCGCCGTGCAGTTTTGGCATTGGCGATTAGGGAAGAGTTTAGCCGCTAGGATTACTTGGCGGACTTTTTTTTCTTTTCGGTTTCCACTTCGTTTATACTAAGGATTTGCTCGGCTAGCTCGATAATATCCTCAAGCTGTAGCATATCCATAGTAGCGTCATCCGCTACCACTAGGCTCTGGCCTGCTATATTACGCTTAGTAGTCTCAAAAGGTACGTCTTGGCCTTTACTATTCTGAAAATTAGACCAACCGCGCAAACCAATACTAACAATGTCGATATTGGTTTTATTTTGCTGCACTACCGTATTAATTTCTTCGCCTTTAGCGTCCGATAAGAAGCTAGTGGATTTATCTTTAATACTGCCTAGTACGCGGGCAGGTATAGAGCCTAAATCAAAAGTGGTTGCTCCTGCCTTACCTATATCAGGGTCGCGCTTTAAGGTATATGTCTTGGTAATTGATGTATCTAATGCTGTTACAGCCATGCTACTACTCCTTGTTTAATTGCTTAGCGTGTTAATAAAAGTCTTTGTCAGCTACGTGCTTCTCTATACAAGAGCCTACGTGTTGGTCAACAAAAGATTGAGCCGCTTGATGCGTTAGCTTTACAGCTAAAATCTCTCTATTGGCCTCTCCGTTAGGTGTAAGATTATGCTTACGTATTACTGCGTAAACCTTAACCTTATACTTATCTGAACGGTTGCTATCTGCATCTCTACCATCCATGTTTTCGTCTTTCTAGCTAGAATGCACCCTCACTTTCTACAGTGAAGGTGCATCTAAATCTATTACTTAGTTAAACGCAATCTTTACTTCGTCATCTTCGCCACTAGCATTAAGCGTGACATCGTAGACACGAGTATTATTACGGTTTTGGTATGCGATGTTGGTTAGCTGCGTAGCGGGGCATACTAGGCGAATAATATTGCCTTTAGTAGTACCTACCCTAGCAGAGAAAGGCATTGACGTGCCTGCCTTCATCTTAGCCCAGAAGTCAAAGGTAGCTTCCAAGACCATTTCAGGGTCAAAAGAAACGGTAGGCTGTCTACCACTAATGCGCGCACCTGCATAAGAATCTTGCTGATTCACATCTTCTCTCAAGTCTACCTGATTAGCTAGGTCGATAGAGAAACGTGAGGCAATAAGAGTAGCGCTGTTATTAAGGGTTAATGCAGATGACTCTACTTGCTGAGGCGATGTAGACTCATACGTGGGATTAGTTGGCATAGCAGCATCCACAGGGTCTACGTAGTTACCTGTGAAGTCAAAATTAAAGATACCGTAATCACCGCCTACTGCCTCCACATTAACTGTACCTACACAGCCTGTCATCTTATGTAGTAGACCATCGAAATAAGCGTACAGAGTAACAGAATCAAAAGACTCAGATACAGGCGTATACTCGTAACCAGCGGGAGTTAATTCTACTGTCCAGACATCTCCTACGTCAAGTGACGTACCAACCGTAGGCGTAATCTCAGCACCATTAGGTAGGGCGATAGCTGTAGAGTCCGTTACGACTACGCCTGTTACGGAGTATGCGGCTAAATCACCTACTGCAGGAGCGGATACTGTAACCTCTGCGGTAGCCGATGCGCCGCCTGTAGTAGCAGTAATAGTTACTGTGCGCGGCAGACCGCCAGTGAAGGCTGTAGTCTTAGCGAATGTAATAGTACCTGTGTTACCATCAGCAGCAGCAGCAGTACCAATCGTACCAGAAGCACCTGTTACTTGCACTTGCTGCATACCGCAAGCACGTAGCAAATCGCCTAGGCGAGGGGATAGCGTACCATCTGTATTACCGTTTGAGCGTGCCTCATGCGCGAAACTCATTCGAGCTACCTTACGGCCTACTACGGTTGCTAGGGGCGATAGGCTGTTACGCATATTGGCATTACGGTCTAGTTGAGTAATATCAGGCGTAAATTGTGGGTCACGTACCAGAAACGAGTTATCCGCTTGAGTAGGTACGACATCAGTACCAAAGACTGCTTCAATCTTAGCTAAGATTACGCCTCTTTGAAATAGAATAGGGTTCGTTGGCATAGCTTTTTCTCCTATGTAATAAGCTTTAAATTATTCTGAGGGTTTCAACACCCCATCTACTAACTGATACGTACCGCCTTTAGCTTTCAATTGCTTGGCATCTTGCGTCTCTGCTATTGTCTTAGGTAATTCTATAGCAGTAGGAACGGCTTGACTAGTATCTTCTACTACATCGGTATCCACCATAGCTTCCTTAGCCGACACATAGGATTTAGTCTTATCTTCGGCTGCGTTGCGTTTTCTCGTCATGTCTCTCTCCTTAAATAATTAACGTGGGGTCATTCCACCTGTGGCGATAGCTTACTTGTATCTCCACTACTCCATTAACATATGTATCACGTAAACCGTCTATATCCAATGAGTTTGATAATACCTCGGTATTCAAGGCTAAACTAACACCGTCAGTATCTACCCAGTTTCTATTATTCATAACTAGCTTCTTAAGGCCGCCTATGACTTTATTTAGGTAGGTAGACGCTTGCTCTTGGTATTCGTTTTTTAGCCAGAACTCCAAGATAACGGTCATGTTATTATCCATAATACCCATACCGCTAGCGCGCCCTGCCACAACCTCAGTACCATCTAATACGGATATACCGTTCTTTAGTAGTTTATTGGTTCTATCTAAGGGAGTACGTGCGACTTTATGCCATACTATATTATGGTCGTTCTCAGTCATCGCCTCTAATTTAATGCGTATCTCTTCTAAAATACGCTCTCTTATTGTAACGTCCATTTTATAGTACCTTGTACAATTTAAAAAATCTTATCTACTTCTTTAATCACGTTACTTAATAAGTAACCACCCATATCGCCTAGCTTATCATACATACCTAATCTAGCGGGTATCTTAACTGATTTTTTAAGTAAGTATAATGGCACTATGCGGGAAGCGCGTTTTTGGAATATCATTAAACCGCTTTTAGTGGGGGCTACAAAAGTATTACTCCACTCCCTAGCACTACGCTTTTTAGGTATGCCCCTAGCGTCTAGTGCGGCTGGCATAGGTATAGTAAGGTATTTAGCCGTTCTAGGGGTGATAGTAGCACCGTACTCATGCACCCGCATATAGTAGTTACCGCCAATGCGACCAGAAACATCCTGTATCTCGCTACCGCTCTGGACTTTTATAGATTCCATAATAGAGCGCAAACCGCCGCCACTCCTACGACTTAATGAGTCACCGCCTCTTGCACCACTATAAGGCGCGCTATGCTTAGACACTAACTCACTCTGTACTCTTTTAAGGTAACGGCCTAACTCATTGCGTAGCGTGTCAGGTATACGCTTATAGCTATCCTCTATATGCTTATTTAAGGCTGCTACAGCACCACTAGCGTCTGAGTAACCCTTACCCCCATAATTAGCGCTAAGCTCAAGGAAACCTACCATAGGGCTAACCTGATAAGCCAATGCGCCTATAAGGTTGCGCTAGTTTAAGAGCTTCTTGGCATAATATACCATCCTGCTTACGATACATCTTACCATCCTCGCCTTTAGCAGACATAACGCCAAACGATTGAGTATTTAATTTATCGAATAAGAAATAGGATTGAGCTAGGCAAGCCAACTTTAAGTCCTCAGGAGCAGAGGCCGATAAGGTAGTAGGGCTTCCTGCGCTGGCATAGCCCCCTGTATAGCTTACTTGGAAACCTCTAGGGGTTTTGCTAGTAGCAAAAAGAATAACTACTTTCCCCGCCTCCGCATCCACGTAATAAGACTCACTATCCGCCGCTGCTACGTCATCCCATTTACGGTTTGGTTCGTACTTTAATACAAAGCTAGCGCCCTGATTCACTGGTTTAGATTTTAGCAGAAGCACTTGATGGGTAACTTGACTATAATAACCATCCCTATTCATGCCTATTAAGTCTAAAACAGGTTTATTATTGTCTCTTGCGGGGAAATATTCAATCCTAGCTGATTCCTCAAACTTCTGATTAGTAAACTGCTCTAGCTGCTTCGTAGATTGTGCTGTTATCTCAGCTATCTGGTCATCGTAATCAGTTATACTATCACGGATTGATAAGTATCTTTTAAACTCCAGAAGAGTAATTAACGGTACAGTAGCCACAGCTTAGTCTCCTAGGAATAGGGGCGGGTATTATCCCACCCCTATATGTTTACTTAAGAAGCGCGGTTACGTGTACGGCTTGTAGGCGCATCGCCTTCTGTTTTCTTCGTCTTAGTTTTCGGGGCTGCTTTCTTCGAGGTAGCTGCCTTACGTGAAGACGCGGGGCTTCGGGTATTGCGGTTACGTCTACTATCTAATTCACGTTGCTTCTCTGCGGCCTTAGCCTCTGCTAAATCCTCGGCATTATCTATAGCCTCGAATACAAACTTGCACCGCTCCTCAACCTCAACATACGAGCCTTCTTGGTCTTTGGCTTGGTACTTAAGCCTATCTACCGCGTACTCTTCCATATACTCTTTAGTGTGCGTATCTACAATACGTGGCTCATCGAAACGATAAGTTACGCCCTCTAATACGTAGACGAGTCCACGTTTTAGGGTTGCTTGATATTGGTCTATTACAGATTCAGTCATAGTTGGCTACCTCCTATAAGAATTGCCAGTTAAAAAATTATACCGCGATTACCCTAGGGTATGCGTTATTGCCTGTCACGTCAGTAATACCCTCGGCTAGAGTAGCTACGGCATTACGTAGTTTGGTTAGGATAGCTTCGCCATCTGTACCTTCTACACCACTAAGAGAAGTACCATCCACGCCAGCGCCAGAAGCAGCAGCTAGGACGGCAACGGTAGGTTGGAAAAGCCCACCTGAGTTATCTACGATAGCAGATAATCCTGCAGCAGTACGTACCTTATTAGCGCCTGCAATTAGCGTAGCAATAGCGTTTTTATATGTAGTTACTAGGTCGTTAGTACCCGCGAAAGCCAGACCACCACTAGAGTCGCCTGTTACTTCTGTCAAAGCATCGGATATAGCTGCGATAGTGCCTGCGCCGTTAGTACCGCCGCCGCTATAAGTATAGCCTAGCGTAACGCCTGTAGCAGTAGCTACACCCTCTAGCTTAGCCTGTACCGTACGTAGCGCATTTTTAACCTTCGCTAGCTCGGCATCAAAACCTGCTTTAGGTGTTAAATCTGTGCCTGTGACTGTAAACGCTGTAACAGTACCTACTGCAGCTACTACACCACTACCAGACGTACCGCCTGAGTTATCAGTAAGGTCAGCTACAGCAGCGCCTTTAGTTAAGGCTGCATCCTGTGCGAGAACGCGAACCACCTCATGCAGTGCAGTACCATCAAGTACAACACCGCCTTTTGCAATAGAGACTGTCATAATCAGTGTTCCTTTGTCTTTATATGTTTAATCGTAAGTAAAGTAGTCGGGGGTAGTTTTTACACCACCCCCGATAAGCACTAACCGATGTTAGTAACTTTAACTACTGCATTCTCTTCCTCAAACTGCGTAGCTACGCGAGAAGTAAGAACAATAATAACCTCACGGCTGCTAATGTCTCTATCAGTCTCAATACGTACGTTACGCTGAATACCAAAGATGACGTTTGCTGGATTAACAAAAATCATATTCGTATCAGGCATCATAGCGATACCGCGAAGAGGTACGCCAAACACAGAAAGAGGTGCATCACCTGCTAGAGTTGCATCGCCTAGATTACCGCCTTGGCGAGACGATACTGCCAAACGATAATCCTGCTCTACGTCATGCGAAGTATAGAAGCGCATGGCGCGCTTATTGCGACGGTAACGAGTAGGCAGTGCCTTAATGGCGTTACTAAACACAGAAGGAGCAATACCAGCATTGGCGGCATCTACTGTATTAGTGGTGGTAAGCTCTAGCATACCTTCCATAAGGCCTAGGTAAGTATCGTCAGAAGCGGTATCGCCTTGTACGATAAGCTCTTCTAGGTCTAATGCTGCACGCTCTGCGATAAGCTGTATAAGGGTATTCTCCATCGAGCCGCGCTCAATGTTATCTTCCA